GATTGATAATGTTCGTGAGGAATATCAGAATCTTGTTAAGCAAGGTTATAATTTAACCGAAACTGGTAATCATTTGCGTAAATCTATCGATTTGATGGGTTCTCAGATTCACAACTATACAGCTATCACTCAGAATACTTATGCTCAACGTGAGATTAATCTTTTAGAAGCTAAGCTTCGAGGGTTTGATGTTGAAGCTGCCGAGGGTGTTGGTAATCTTGGTCGTGAATACCAGCAAGTTAAAGGTCTTTTGGATATTTTGAAGTTTGTGTTTAAACGTTAAGGAGTTTTATGAAGTTTATTTCTGCTTATGATAATCACGATGCCAGGTCTAATGAGACTGGTCTTGCGTGTTTGGATTCCTCTTTGACTCAACAGCAGTTTAAAGATGAATCTGATATTAATTTTATTGTTGATCGTTTTATGAAGACTGGTCATTTACCTGAGCCAGCTTCTATGCCCCAGTATATGGACTATGAGGGCGTTTTTGATTTTCAGTCTGCTATGAACGTTGTTCGTCAAGCTGACGAGAATTTTATGCGTATGGACGCTAAAGTTCGTTCACGTTTTCATAATTCTCCTCAAGAATTTTTGGAGTTTTTTGCTAATCCTGATAACGTTGATGAGGCGGTTCGCCTTGGTCTTGCGGTTCCGCAAGCTAAGGAGAGTCCTTCTTCTGACGTTCCCCCTGCAGCGTAAAGCTGCTTTTGGCACAGTTCGCTACTTGATGTAACTGTGCCTATTGACACCTTTTTGTTTTCTGTTCTAATGGAGTTCATCATGAAACCTTTAAATCGTCATAACGCTAACAAGCACCAGAGTGCTGCTAGCTTCAAGCGCAACGTAAAGACCACGAAGTTGATTAACATCACTGCTGGTCCTATGCGTGGCGGTATCCGTCTATAAGGCTTAGGTGTGCTCAACCCTTTGGTCACACCCTCAACACGGCCCTATAAAGTGCGGACAGTGTATAGAGTGCAGACTGGCCTATTCGAGAGAATGGGCCATTCGTATCACTCACGAGCAACAGATGCACCAGGTGTCTTGTATGCTGAACCTCACGTATAACGATGCTTGGCTTCCCGAACATGGTCAACTTTTTAAAGAGGACCTGCAGCGTTTTTTTAAGCGTCTGCGTAAGGCGGGTTTCAAGTTTCGTTATGTGGCTTCTGGAGAGTACGGCGATCAGACCAAACGTCCGCATTTTCATATTGCGTTGTTTGGAGTTGATTTTTCTGATGATCGTTGCCCTTTTGGCCGTGCTGTTGGTGGTGACCGTACCTACACATCTGCTTCCGTTTCTAAGTCTTGGACTTATGGGAATCACTTGATTGGTACACTTAATTTTGAGTCTGCTGCATACATTGCCCGCTATATCTTGAAAAAGATTAAGGGCTTGCAACAACCCGAACCTCTTTATATTGATGATGTGACTGGTGAGGTGGTGTTGCCTAATCCCGAGTTTATGCTTATGAGTAAAGGCATTGGCCGCTCATGGTTTCGGGATTTTTTCATGTCGGATATTTTTCCGCATGCTTCTGTCATTACCTCGCAAGGTAGTAAAGCTCCTGTTCCCCGTTATTACAAATCTTTGTTAAAGGAGGTTGGGTCCGATTTAGCTCTGGACATGCAGTATCGTTCTTCGGCTCGTGCCGAAATGGAAGTTGAGCGTATAGCGTTTGAGAATCTTCCTAATCGTAAGGTTTCTCGTTCTCTTGTTTCTTCTTCTCGTTCTAATTTATCTAAACGTAATCTATAATTTTTAAGGTCATATCATGCATTTATTCGTTGTTTGTGTTAAAGATCGTGCAGCTGAAGTCTTTAACCGTCCTTTTTTTGTTCCTCATCGCAATGTTGCCATTCGCGATTTTACTGATGAAGTTAATCGTGCTGCAGCTGATAATCAGCTGAATAAGCACCCTGATGACTTCGATCTTTATTTGTTGGGTGAGTTTAACGATAATACTGGTGAGTTTTCGATTTCCACCCCTCAGGTCTTGGTTCGTGCCAAGGATGTTTTGCAGTCTGTCTGACCCTTGCACCCCTTCGGGGGTGCTTTTTTCTTTTTGGAGTTTTTTATGTTCCACAATAAATCGGTTGATGCTCACAATTTTGCAATGGTTCCCCGTGCTGACATCCCCCGTTCTCGATTCGCTATGCAGAAAACTCTTAAGACTACTTTTGACAGTGGTCTAATTGTTCCTATCATGTGTGAGGAGATCTTGCCAGGTGATACCTTTAATGTTAACGTCACTATGTTCGGTCGTTTGGCGACCCCCATCTTTCCAGTTATGGATAATCTCCATCTGGACTCGTTCTTCTTCTTTGTTCCTAATCGTTTGGTTTGGGACAATTGGGTTAAGTTTATGGGAGAGCAGAATAATCCTGCCGATTCCATTTCTTACACTATCCCGCAACAGGTTTCCCCTACTGGTGGATACCCTATCGGGTCCTTACAAGACTATCTTGGTCTTCCGACAGTTGGTCAAGTCGGCGCTGGTAATACGGTTTCACATTCGGCGTTACCTACCCGTGCCTATAATTTAATTTATAACCAGTGGTTTCGCGATGAAAATCTTCAGAATTCCCGTGTGGTTGACAAAGGCGATGGCCCTGACGCCTCCGCCTCTACTAACTATGCAATCCTTCGACGTGGCAAGCGTCATGATTATTTCACTGGCTCGTTGCCGTGGCCCCAAAAAGGCGGTACAGCTGTAACTTTGCCTTTGGGTACGTCTGCTCCTGTTCTTGCTAATGGTAGTAATCCTACATTTAATTCTGGTTCTGTTACTAATAGGAATCTATTAGTGTCATCAGCAGATAATGGTGTTTTGATGTCAGGTGCAAATGTACCATCTACTCAGACTATGGTTTGGGGTAATGAATCTGGTTTATATGCTGATCTTTCTACTGCTACTTCTGCTACTATTAATCAGCTTCGTCAATCTTTTCAGATTCAGAAGCTTTTAGAGCGTGATGCTCGTGGCGGTACTCGCTACACCGAGATTCTTCGTTCTCATTTTGGGGTTACATCCCCAGACGCTCGTTTACAGCGTCCTGAATATTTGGGCGGTGGTTCTACACCGATCAATATTTCTCCTATTGCTCAGACTTCTTCTACTGGTGTTTCCGGTTCTACTACACCTCAAGGTAATTTGGCTGCTATGGGTACTTACATGGCTCAAGGCCATGGTTTTACTCAATCATTCGTGGAACACGGTTATGTGATTGGTGTTGTTTCTGTTCGCGCTGATCTTACTTATCAGCAAGGTCTTCGTCGACATTGGTCGCGTTCTACTCGATATGATTATTATTTTCCTGTTTTCGCTATGCTTGGTGAGCAAGCTGTTCTTAACAAGGAAATTTATGTGACTGGTGGTTCTACTGATTCACAAGTCTTCGGTTATCAGGAGCGTTGGGCTGAGTATCGCTACAACCCTTCTGAGATTACCGGTCTCTTTCGTTCTACTGCTGCGGGTACTATTGATCCGTGGCACTATGCACAGAAGTTTACTTCTTTGCCTACTCTTAATTCTACTTTCATTCAGGATACTCCTCCTCTAGCCCGTAATTTGGCTGTTGGTTCTGGTGCTAATGGTCAGCAGCTTCTTCTCGATGCTTTCTTTAATATTAATGCTGCTCGTCCTTTGCCTATGTACTCTGTTCCTGGTCTTATCGATCATTTTTAAGCTCGTGCGGTTTACACCGCATGAGCCGAAAGGTTCACTATGTTCGATTGGCTTACTGCCCCTATTGCTTCTGTCGCTTCTGGTGTTGCTGGTTTTCTTGGTCAACAAGAAACCAACGCCCAGAATCGACAGCTTGCTGCTGAAAACACAGCTTTTCAGGAGCGTATGAGCAACACTGCTTATCAACGTCAAGTTAAGGATTTGGAGGCTTCTGGCCTTAATCCTATGCTTGCTTACGTTAAAGGTGGTGGTGCTTCTACTCCTTCTGGTTCTGTTGCTCAGATGTCTTCTCCGGCTGCTGCCGGTATTTCTTCTGCTTATCAATCTGCTTCTACTCGTGAATCTCATGCTAGGACTGCTACTGAGCAGAAACGACCTGCCCAGGTCTCTGCTCAAACGAGGGAAACCGAGTCAAAGATTCCTGTTAATGAAGCTCATGTTGAAAAAATCGCGCAAGAGATTAATAATTTGAAAACTGAGAATGAAAAGGCGAAAGCCTTGATTGATAATGTTCGTGAGGAATATCAGAATCTTGTTAAGCAAGGTTATAATTTAACCGAAACTGGTAATCATTTGCGTAAATCTATCGATTTGATGGGTTCTCAGATTCACAACTATACAGCTATCACTCAGAATACTTATGCTCAACGTGAGATTAATCTTTTAGAAGCTAAGCTTCGAGGGTTTGATGTTGAAGCTGCCGAGGGTGTTGGTAATCTTGGTCGTGAATACCAGCAAGTTAAAGGTCTTTTGGTATATTTTGAAGTTTGTGTTTAAACGTTAAGGAGTTTTATGAAGTTTATTTCTTGCTTATGATAATCACGATGCCAGGTCTAATGAGACTGGTCTTGCGTG